AAACAACTCAGCGTCCTTAATCTTTAATCCGTCGGTTTCCGATAGGTAATCAGCATCCTTGACTCGGAAACCAACAGAAAATGCTCCAAGAATGCCTTCTTTTACAAGCTGCGCGACATGATCGGGCGCAGATTTAGAAATTTTAGCCTTAAGTTCGAGACCGTTTTCAGTGACTTTAAGTCCTGTAGCGCGTCCAATAGGCTTGTTATAATCGTGATTAAAAAGAATAATAGGGTTTTTCTCAAAATTGCCGAGACCCCCTTTAGTCCATGCTTCCGCTGAGATAGTATCTCCAGCACGATCGAAGTCGGCAGTGCTGGCCATTCCACAAATGTGAACGCCACCATCGTCTTCTTCTAAAGCCTTGAAAGTAGAAGTTAGATTAAAAATCTTTTCCATTAGTCTTTACTCTTAGGTGCTGCTTTAGGTGCAGGCTTGCTCGGAGCAGCTTTAGGCTTCGGAGCAGGTTTTGGGGCGGGTTTTGGAGCAGAAAGCTCCGGGTAGTTAACTCTAAGTGCGTGGGTCAAGTACTTCCACGCCTTAAAACTTCTTTTTACAGTCATAGGGTGTATTGCACCCCTTCCAATAATTAGTGAGTACGACTTATAGTCTATATCAAGAGGAAGTTCAAACTCCTTGAAATGTTTATACGCCGTTTCTAATACAGTTTTCTTTACTCGAACTGCCATTTTATTCTTCTCCTTCCGCTTCGACGGGTCTTCCACCCTCGTCTGGATTTACTGCGCTTCCTGCAATATTTGCTGGAACTCGCAAGTCATCATATCCGTCTATTCCCTCAAACCCTAAAGCATCTCGTGCTTCGTTTGGTGATATAATACCGGTATTTACCAGTGCAGAATAGTATTGTGATTGATCTCGTAGCTCTGGCTGCAAAGCTGGAATATCCGTAATGTCCTCAGAAAGTGCAAATCCAAAGTATCTTTCCATTGCAAAATTCATTTTACGAACAATAGGAAGAATTGTTTCCAGGTAGTACATACGCATATTAGGCCGTAAGTTAGCATTATTCCCTGAATCTAACATGATTGGGGGAACGCCCAGCGCTTTTAAAATAATTTTTTCGTTTTCTGAAATAGCTGACTGAAAGTCTAGTTCTTTAAAGTTTACATTTGATACTTTATCTAGTTCAATTCCACCATCAAGAATTAAAGGTCTTCGGCCTCCTGCATCAGGCTTGTATCTAGCAGACCAAGACTGTACCATTCTCTCTTTGATCTTTTCAGATAAAGTATTAGGAGATTTAAGTACAAGACCCGGTACTGCACCATTCTTGAAAAAGTTATCTTGAAAGTCTCGCATACTTCGAGTAAGTACCATAGTACGCAGAGCAGGCTTTAATCTAGATACACCACGATATATAGAGTAAAAAGAATTATCTTTTACATGAATGATTTCACTAGGCTTATATTCAATTACTTCGTTAAATGTGAACTTTTCAATATACTTTGTGTCACTTGCATGAATTGTCACTTTATTTGCAGGAAGGTGATACATATGTACACCATCAAAGTATATAAAGATGTTTCCGTCAATTAAAAAATCAGTAATCAGGTTACGTCGAAAAGTGCTAATGTCTTGAAAAGGGTTGGGCTCTTTGTTTAATAGTAATTCAACTCTTGAACGCTTAATACCTTTTACAACACTAGACAAACCTTGAACCTGTGGGCCTACAGAAATAGGGATTTCTGAGGCATCGTCGACAATCATATTTACGCCACGATTAACGACTTCTAAATCTTCGTAAGCTCTCTCGTAGTTTATTACTCTTTCTCGAGAAGGCTCTATTTTATGGTCATAGTAAGGCTGAGCAGGATTTAGCTTTTCCTCGCTCTCGGGCTTTCGTCCAACTAGTCTGTCATACCATGCCATGTTTTTCTCTTTGAAGCTCTACCCAGCGCATCTGTTTCTGCGCAGTACCAAGTCCTGGATTTCTTCCATATATGTTATGCAGCTCTAAGTGGTGCGCATGGCATATAGTAACAGTGTGATCGTACAACTCTGCCCAGTTATCCTCTATAAACTCATCTCTCCAAATCGTTATATATTCGTTAGTATAGTGAGATGGTCTTTCTTGTACTTTAACCTTAAGCCACTTAGCCAATAAAGGGCTCAATGTATAAAAGTGATGAAAGTCAAGCTGCGAAAGTTCTCCGCAAATGTAACATTCATTATCTTTTTTGTATTTTGATTTTGCTCTGTCCCTTATATATTTTACAGGGTCTCTCTTGAGCTTTTTCATACTTTGCATTATAGCCTCTGTGACATAAATTGTCAAACATTATTTTTTGCAGGTCTCTTTAGAACCCAGTCTGACTTATTTCAAATGAGTATAGAGCATACCGTAAAGCATCTGCCATGTGGGAGGCTCTATTATGTTTAGGTTTTTCTCTAGCAAGGTTTGGATTTGGGTCCCACTGATACTGATCTAGACAGGACATTACTTCTCCGCATTTTTGATCGACCATCATTTTATCATTGTCTACAATACCTGCCACTTGTGCGATGCCATCCAGTACTGACTTTTTAGCGTTTATAGTACTTATATCGTAGTTTTGTGCGAAATCAAATCGAGTTTGTTGAGCGGCGGAATCTATGTAAATATAGTCGATGTCCCACTTCTCTGACAACTCTCGTATAACAGACGCGTGCTGCTCCGTTGTTTTTTCAGCATCTAAATATTCATCTAATACATAGTACACTTCTTCATCCCAGTCATAGGCTATAACGCAGAATGCAGTCGGATCACGATAACCAACGTCGAGACCAGCAAATACATCCATGTGACGTGTATCAAGCTCTTCATTATTAGACACGCATTTTTCATGATCGAAGTTCCATATTTGGCCTTCATAAGTATTAAAGTCTGCTTCGTATTCTTGCTTAAACTCTGAGTCGGACATAGACTTTCTAGCTTCCGATATATCCAGCTCAGACATGCGCGGATTATCTTTATAAGTAGCTCGTATCGAGCACCATTCGGGAAACTCATCATTAAATCCCCTATCAAAAAATTCAGCAAACCAGTTATTTCTTCCTCTAGGTGTTGAAATAAATATAGCTTTTGAATTGTCCTTATCCAAGGTAGGTCGTAAGGCTACGTTGAAAGCGTCTTTCCCATCAGCAAGAGCAGCCTCGTCAAATATAATTAAATCATAGCTTCGTCCTACACAGGAGTCTACTTGGTTAACTGAGCCCATACGTACAGTAGACCCATTACTAAGTTCAATAACTTTATCTTTAGCATTATCTTTTGTCACTTCTAGGTCAAAATGCTTAATAAGATTACGTTGTAAATCAAAAGAAATCTGAGACAGCGAATAATTAGGAGACATTATAAGAATGTTTGAATTCGGAACTAGGGAGACTAGCTGACCGATTATGTTTGCGATGTATGTTTTACCCTGTCGTCTGCTGACGGCGGCACATACGAATCTATACTTAGAGTTATTAATCGCATTTATAATTGCTACTTGCGAAGGCAGCGGTGTTATGCCGAGTAGCTCCAGATATGGATCTACTGGAAGTTTGAGGAAGCGTGTCTCAGATTGTAAATCTAAAAGTTCTTCTGATATTATATCAGCTCTGCTGATTTGTACCGTCATAACAGTTACTCTTTGTTGAGATTATCGTTCTGTTCTAGCCAGTCCTCCGAAGTTGTACCTTCATCTGCCTGCGTAGCTTCTCGATAATAAATAATAATTTCTTTTTGTTGACGTATATACCTTCGTAGCTCTTGTAGGTTATATGCCATGTTTTCGTAGTCTTGAGGAGTTATACCAAAGAGTACAAAAGTACCGTCTTGCATTTTACGAATACGAACAATTTGTTCTTCAAAATTTTTCTCTGTTACTATAAAAAATTTTACATCCTGCAAATCTATTTTTGAAGGCAGCGGAGGCTGAAAGATCTCCAGAGTTTTATATTCGGTTACAGTTTTTATTACTGGCTCGGGGGTTGGTAGAGGCTCGATCTTCATGAGAGAACATCCAGACATTAAACCTATCACTAATAAACTACTTAGAATCCGCATTTGCCACCTCTTCACTGTCTTGTTCTATTTGTCTAAACACTTTTTCAGTGCCGTTGTTGATACGTGGCTCTATAAGCCCGGGCTTAGCTCTTGCAAGTCTAGTAAGATCATGTCTCTTAAAAATAGAAATATAATCATTCATGTCTGCTTGCATCTGGTTGTTCTTTTCTGACAAAGCGCCAACAGCTTGCAGTTGTGTTTGTAAGTTCTTTTCTGATTGCTCTCGTGCTGTCTTCTCGTTCTCAAATGCAGTTTCCAACCTAATGGCATTCTCTTTTAAAATAACTGCGTTTGTCTCCAATCGAGCAATCACTGCATCTTTCTGACTTACTACTGTATTATGATACATATATCCAGCAACAGACAGTGCAATAATTAGAGGTAACATTTTTAACATTCCAAGCATTATTTCACCTTTTTAATTTGAAAGTTAAAAGCCTCTTGGGTTTTTAACTCGAAAGGCTCACCCGACATCAGGCGTCCTTTTAAATGTGTAGGCTCGCATTTATCAAGCCATTTAAATTGGTACTGTGTTTTCTTCTGAGGGTCTATCCAAATTGTGACTTCCCACTCATTTATAAAAAACTTAACAATCCAACGTAGCGGCCAGGAGGCAATTCTCAATAAAGTGCTCCCAATCTTTTTCAATTTGCTCCCGCTCTTTGTAAGTAACATAAAGTGCTTCCTTTTGGCTGTCTGGAGATTCGTGGTACTCTTCCCACTCTTGCGGCGTCATAAACTTTTTCTTGGGGTATGAGACACCTAATTCAAAGCTGTAATAGACCTGTCCAGTGACAATGTCTTGATGTTGCTCTAAATTAGGTGCCATCGCTACACACCCGCTAAGAAGTAGAACTGGTATTATTTTTTGCCAGACCATGCCTGAGCTCCAAAGAACGCTGCTACGATACCTGCTACAGATACAAAGTATACTGCTGCCATATCTCCTAAGATTGTTGCTGCTTGATGTAAAGCAAATATTTCAGTAGCCATTACAGTAGCTGGATAAAGAAGCATACCTGCAAGTGCAAACCATGTCATCTTTCGTTGAGCATCTCGCATTGCATCTTGATCTTCGAGTTCTTTGCGCTTGAACTCTAGATACATTGCTCTTTCTTCGTTGTCAACTTTACCATCGCCATTACTGTCTGCGGGGTGATACCCTGCGTCTTTAATATCTTCCATTACCACTTCACCTTGTCAGCCCAGTATGCTGCCGACATCTTGCCTTTTGCAATATTCTTTGCATGACGAGCTTTGAAGCTGCGACGTTTGGCTTTCATAGCCTCACTTTCGCCAGCTTTTGGTTTGCCTGCGGTTTTAGCACCTTTCTGCCCAAATCGAATCGTTTTGACTTTGTCACCTACCTTAGCTACGACGATGTGGGACTTCTTGGGGTGCCCAGGAGTTCGACGAGGTTTGTTGAATCCCTTTACCCTTGCACGCGCTAAACGCGGGTCTTTTTTACGTCCACGTGTTTTTCTCATGCTTTATAATCTGCCTGATGGGTGTTAGTAACAGTCTCTAACTTCCCATTCTTATCATATACAGTAACTTCGTATGTGGTAGCAATTACTCGAACATCTCCGGGGTTCTTGCCTTCATATGTTCTGTATACAACTTGTGTTGACGTGTAGCTTGTAGGAATTGCGGAAACTGCAGCTACAGTATCCATACTATTTCTTCTTGCCACGTCGCATTCTTGCCTTGCGCTTGGTAAAGGTTTTTACCATTGTAGGCTTACCTCCGGGGTTTCCTGCGGCTCTCTTTCTACGAATTGCAGACTTGCGTTCTGCAGCGGTCATACGTGCTGCTTTTGATGCAGGAACACATTTAGGGTACTTACCCTTTTTAGACTTCTTGCGACCGCA